TTATGGATGTTAGTTTGGTGCGATTACGTCGAGACACCAGGTGGTTCGGTTCCTACAGCAAACGCGCTCGCATTCACATCGCGTCATGTTACATATTTCTCCGATCCTAAAGTTTAGAGGGGGGGGGGCCTTTTACCCTAGCCGGATCAGTTTACGATAGCCCTAGGCAAGTTCAGTTATAATTTCCCTATTCACAATTCGGTTACATTAAATCTGTCTGCACTCATTTTAGTTAAATCAGGTTGTTCATTCGAAAACACGATCACATGAGGCACCGCTTTCAGAATCTTCATAGAACTCTCGTATTTGGGAGAGCAGACCATTCGGTCCTTCAGCATCTCCAAAACTCCATACTGTAAGAATTGCATTTGACCGCGGGGTATATTGAATAGGAAGATAGAGGAATTGACCGAAACCATGTGAGCTAAGTCGTCTCGTCGTCCGGCGGATAAAAGCTGTACGCCAGGTAATCGAGAGAAGACGTATCCACAGAACCAAGACTTGCCTGATCCCCCATCGGGGTCAACATAGAATTCAACCGTTCGGTCATCAGGTGGTGTGGAGAGATGTTCATATAATCGTCCCTGCCAATCCCGTAGTATTCCCTCGCGGAGAAGAGGTCTCTGACAAAGTTCGTGTGCGATGACCCGGCAGGAGGTGCGATAACGGGCGAAAAGAGATGGCCACTCGTTGATAATGTCGTAGTCGGAGGGCTCGCCGTCGAGTCCTCGGCACCATGCGCAATAATCATCCCAATCGGTTCGCTTGCCCTGTGCTCCGTCATCATTCTGTAAATCACCATATTCATGATAATCTCCATCCTTCCGGCAGTAGTCGACGTTCTGACGGATTGTTCCTCTCGCGCGTTCGAGGTGACATTCTGGAAGCAAGGCGCGCACATCTTGAAACGAAAGTCGGTCGACAAATCGTATGAAGCATTGAAGATGGCGTCGACCGGTGGTGGGAGCGCGTTCGCGACCAGCAATGATGTAAGAAACCCGCGGTTCTTCTGACAGCAGAAACAGATGGAGTAAGGGCTCATCGTCGTCATCGTTCTGTACTTGAACCGTAAAGCACCAGTTTTTGACGTTCGGCATTTTTTATGAGGGAGAGGGAGAGAAGTGTCGGGTAATACTGGGGCCGACACTTTTTGCACCTTTTCCCTCTTCTTGCGCTGCGCTTGCTTATAAATTTGAAAATGAATATGAATGCGTTAACCTTGTACAAGCGCGCCAAGTACATTCGAACCAGCAGTCCGGGTAGCGCAGCTCGGCTCGCAGCGTACAGACTGGCTGGTAGTATGGCGCGCCCGGCGGCCAAATGGGCGGGTCGAAAAATAAACAGGGCGGCAAAAAAATATTTAGCTGGTCGAAAACGTAAAGCAGCTGTGTTTTCAAAAAATCACATAGGAGAACGGATTGGCACGACAAATAGCAAAACTGCGGCAGTGTCATACCTGGAACCAACTCTCTCGACGCGCACGCTCGATATTCAAGAGTTGTATCTAATTCCAAGAGGCACAGATATTAATGCGCGCGAGCGTGACCACATGACATTAACTGGTATACGAAGCTGCATACATCTTCGCAACTCATTAGAACAGCCCCAATGGGTCCACGTTGCTATTGTCGGAGTCAAGCAAACAACAGGCAACGTACCAAATACGACAAAGTTCTTTCGCGCCAATGGAACAAACAGAGTGACGGATTTCGACAACAGCCTTACGGGACTAGAATTCATGTGCTTGCCTATCAACACGGATGATTACACAATTTTAAAACACAAGCGGTTCAACCTGCCCGGGACTGCATCAAGTACCCCGGGTGAAGCTAACTTTAACAACCGTCCAAACTATCGCATGCTCAAGATGTGGACTAAAGTCAAACGTCAAATTCGATACGAAGACAACAACAACACCAGTAACACCGACGGTCGGTTATGGATGTTAGTTTGGTGCGATTACGTCGAGACACCAGGTGGTTCGGTTCCTACAGCAAACGCGCTCGCATTCACATCGCGTCATGTTACATATTTCTCCGATCCTAAAGTTTAGAGGGGGGGGG